CCACCGCACAGAGCAGGCTAGACCCGCCAAGCCCTGCCAAGCCTGCAAGACCGGGCACCATGAGAGGTGCCAGAGCATTTACTGTGCGTGTAAGCCGTGTCGGGAGGTGCAGGCGTGAAGGATTCTGACTGGTCTTTCGTTCTGCATCAGGCGAGGGGGACCGGAAAAACCACAGCTATGATCGAGGCAGCGAAAAAGATAGGCGCTGTGCTGGTTGTCCGCAATGAGGGCGAGGCCTTGAGAGTGCGGGAGCAGCATGGCGTTGAAGCGATGTCCATGCACTCGGCAACAAAGTTCAGGGGCATTAACCGGCCGGTTCTGTTTGATCCTGACGCGGTGGCGCTGATGCTGTTTGAGAAAGATCGGGAGATGGAGAAATCGAAGAAGGCCGAGAAGTACCGAGGCGACTTGGAATGACCCGCTGCCGCGCCCCCGTTCCCGCCTCTACCTACCGCAAGGCCGGTAGATGCTCCAAGAGGGCTAAGCGGGGTGGGTTGTGTACGCATCATGAGGAGGCACCTAAGATAAACCAGCGCCTAATGGCGAGGAGGGGTACATGAGGGCGATGTCCTGATGTCAGAACTCGTGAGGCTGCGAATCGGAAGGGAGTACCTAGTCCAGTTGGGTAAGCTGAAGTCCCGGAAGAAGGCCTTGCTGAAGATCAAGCAGAAGTACGGAACCTCGCGGCGTTCTGTGGACCGCTACGTCGCGGAGGTGAGAGCGCGGTTCTAAATGCGGTCAGATTGGCCGTAGTTTTCGTCATCAAATAACTAGACGCCTGATACACTGGTAGCGGTCGAGGCGAGCCCAGGTCTAACGACATGGGTTCGCTTCTGCTTTCCGATTTCCTGCGTCTCGCCTCGACCAAGCGCGAACGCCCGCACCACTCCCCGGAGGTGATCTCCGCGGGAGTTTTATTTTGTCTTGCCGTGCCAGCCGCCCGACTGGCTTGCGATGCGCCTTGGATGCTGGGCGCTGCGGCTCCGCTGCTGATCGTTCTGAGATGGATGGTGCGCTAGTGGCGGCCAAGCTCGGAAAGGATGGGCTGACGGTGAAGCAAAGGCTTTTGGTCAAGAGTCTAGCTGAAGGAAAGACGATGACCATGGCTGGGAAAGAGGCTGGCTATGGGAAGACCACGGACTCAGCCAGGGTCCAGGCGCACAAAGAACTTCAAAAACCTACGGTGGCCGCTGCTCTTGAGGCGGCCCTAGATCGTGCCGGGGCCAGTCTGGATGCCTCCGCAAAGGTTATAGCCGAGGCCCACGAAGCCACCAAGCTTCAGTCTGTCGGCTTCAAGACGCATACCGTAGTCGATCACAAGACGCGCCTGTCGGCCGCGGAGTTGAACCTGAGAGCCCGCAAGGCCGTCGGACCTGCCGCTGAGGCGGGCGCTGCGCCGTCGGTCAACCTCATCGCCCTGGTGCAGATGGTGAAGCAGTCGGCCGAGGAGCGGGGGTTGCCGCTGTGATTACCATCACCGGGCCTATCGCCCTAAGGTTTGGAAGCCTCCAGGAATTTCAAGCATACGTTGTTGGTGGCGGGAAGATTTACGTCGAGATATTCAATCCAGTCCTTCACAAGGACCCCGCTTTGCTTGTGTTGGGGAGGGCTGAGTGATCACTGTTCGGGACGTTCGCTTCAACGGCCAGCCCAAGGGAAACTTTCTGACCTACGTCAGCGCGGTCGTCAATGACTGCCTGGTTCTCTCCCAGATGCGCCTGGTGGTGTCGAGGCAAGACGCCCTGCGGCCCATCCTCGCCATGCCATGCCGTCAGAATGCGGACGGCGCGTGGGTTGAGATATATCACCCGATCACAAAAGAGGCCCGCCAAGTCCTAGAGGCCGAGGTCTTCCGGCAGTACGAGACACACCTAAAGCTCAAGGTGAAGCCGTGACCGACGCCGAGATAGCCCAGAAGCTATTGGAGCCGCGGTACTTCATCGAGCGCAGCTTCTCAATCGTAGACCAGTCGAGCCGCGAAGTGCCGTTCCTGCTCAACCCGCTTCAGTCGGACTACCACGCCAACCGCACCGAGAAGGACATCATCCTTAAGCCCCGCAAGGCCGGCTTCTCCTCTTTCATCCTGGCCGAATTTCTGCACGCCTGCATGACGCGGATGAACACTCGTGCCGTGGTCCTCTCGCATGAGGAGGGCGCCACCAAGCGTCTATTCCGGCGCGTGAAGGCTTACCTGGATAGCGCCCGGCTCAAGGTCCGCGTCAGCAAGGAGTCGGAGTCCGAGTACCAGTTCCCAGACACTAAGTCCTGGTTTTACATCGGCACGGCCGGTAGCAAGTCTTTTGGCCGCGGGGATGACATCACTCACGGCCACCTGTCCGAGTCCGCCCACTACGACAATCGCGACGTGGTGACGAACATCCAAGAGGCCTTGATCAAGGGCGCGCCGACCCGACTGATTCAAGAGTCCACGGCCAAGGGCGCTGGCACCAAGTTCCATGAAGCCTGGCTCAAGGCCATCAACGGGACGTCCAACTGGCGGCCCCACTTCTACGGCTGGCACCAAGACCCAATGAACCGCATTCCCGGATCTAAGCCGTTCCTGCTGACGGATGAAGAGCGCGGCTTGCGTGACGCTCTGACGCTGGACTGGGACCAGCTGGCTTGGCGGCGGGACAAGATCGCCAACATGGAAGACCCCTCACTCTTCCCCCAGGAGTACCCGGCGACGTGGGAGGAGGCGTTCCTTGCGGCTGGCGGGATGGTCTTTGACTGGACCGCCATCAAGCGCCACGATGACGACCGCCGCGAGGCGAAGTGGACCGGGCACATCTTGGATAAGGGCGGCAGCATCGCCATTGAACCGGACAAGAGGGGGCCGCTCACGGTCTATCTGACGCCGTCCCCCAAGGCCCGCTATCTCCTCGTCGCCGACTCCTCCCAGGGCATCCAGGGCAAGGACTACAGCGTGGCCGACGTCTACGACATTAAGACCTGGGAGCAGGTGGCCCAGTGGCGCGGGTACGCCGATCCGCTGGCCTTCTCGGGCATTTGTATGCGCCTGGGAGCGTATTACGGCTGGGCTCTGATTGCGGGAGAGAACAACTACCCCGGAAACGCCGTCCTCCAAGCCATCGCCGAGGCTGGCTACCCAAACATCTGGGACGAGCCCGAGGAATCCGGAGATGAGCTCGGCTGGAAGACCACGGAGAAGTCCAAGAGCCAGTTTATCGCCGATGGCCGGGAGTGCCTGCGGGACGGTTCGGCGAAGGTCAACAGCGTGGCGACCTTAAACGAGATGCGGACCTTTGTCCTTCACGACAACGGGAAGATGGCCGCTCAACAGGGCTGCCATGACGACACGATCATAACTTACAGCAAAGCGACCAATCTCCTCAAGCGCCTGCATATCGAGCCTGAGACCCGCCGGGAGTCATTCCGCGAGATCATGGGCTTTAGGAAGGTCGGGCGTGGTGGGGCGGCGGGTGGAGTCTACAGCACGGGGGTAGTCTAATGCGACAAAGCACGGCGCGGGTACAGAACCCGGCCAACATCGAGCCTAAGAAGGGTTACGTCGTCGTCGAGCGAAAGCCCGAGCCCGCAACCAAGAGCGGCATCATCATGCCAGACGGCTACAGCCGCAGGAAGGTCAAGGAGGGCGTTCTGTTCTCCTCCGGTGGCGGCGTCCCGGACCTGCAAGACAGCCACATCGGCTGCGAGGTCATGCTCCACGGCCACGCTCAGCCGCTTTACACATGCGAGTGGGAAGGCAGGCAATACGATTTGTTCCACGGCGAGGACATCATGGCCGTTGCGGAGGCCCATGGAGCCTGACCAGAAGGAGAAGGCCCCCGAACCTGCGTATCGTTTTGACTGCCGCGAGGGCATCGTCTCCATCGTTATGGACCTGTCGCGCCTAAGCCCCGCTTCGGCCGTAGGCCATTTGGACATGGCCAAAGACACGATCAAGGGGCTGTATCAGCAGGCGATGGCCAAGCAGCAGGCCCAGAAGATCGTTATGCCCGGCGACAGCATCTTCAACAAGATGCGGAATTTCGTGAATTCAAAGTAGGAGGACAAATGGCTAAGAAGATCAAGGCTCCCGAGGCGCTGGCCGCGCCCGTGCTGCCCAAGAAGGTCCTGCCCAAGGCGTCGGACGCCGACCGCCTGGCCCGCCTGGAAGACCGCGTGAGCGAGTTGGAGATGGACAGCCTTCGCATGGCCGAGCTGTGCGGGAAGGTCTGGGGCGAGCCACTGGCCTCTGAGGCCATGAAGATCGTCAGCAAGAGGCAGAACCGTGGGTAAGAAGCCCGCCCTGTCTCTCGACGACTCGCTGCGCGTGGCCGCTGAAGCCCGCGCCCTGCTGTCCGCGCCCATCGGGCCGGTCGATCAGGAGAAGGTCAAGGCCATTCTGGCCTCTGCCCTCGACTGCCTCAAGACGCTGGTCTGCGAATAGGAGCCATATGGACCCCAAAGAGAAAGCCTTGCCGTACAAGGACCCCGCCGCCGTGATCGGTGCGACCCCGGACAACATGCCTGAGGGCGGTCTGAACCCGGGCAAAGAGATTCCGTCTCGGAAGTCGCCGTGATGAAGAAAGGCGGTCGGTACGTCGCCCCTGAGGAAGGCGCTCCCGTTAAGGGTAGCGTCAACGCCCCCGGCGTGGCCTCTGAGTCGCCCCGGAAGGCTCTGCTGAAGCGAAAGGCGAAGAAGGTCAAGGCGGCCAAGAAGTGAAGAAAGGCCGCTTCGTCGCCCTCGATGAGGAAGCCCCTGAGATGGCCATGCCATCGAAAGAGCCCTACTACCCGACCGCCCACTTGCCCAAGTCCATCCCTGGGCTTGAGAAGGTAGGCCAGACCGCTGTCGTTAAGATGCGGGTGCGGGTCTCTTCCATCGAGAAGCGAAAGGGACGCAACACCACCGGCCTAGAACTCCTCGGCATCGCCTGCGAGGACAATGGCTGAGGACCGCGACGTGGTGCGCTTCGACAAGCTCAGGGCCAATATCGGTGAACACTTCGCTGATTACGTCCTGGTCGTTCGAAGCACCCGCGGCGGTCGTCTTTGGGCGGCGAGTGACCGGACCTGGGCTATGGGGGCCGTCAGACGCATGGAGACGGCCCTGTGCGAGGCCGAGAGAGTAGACGAACGGGAACGCCTGAACCCGGGCGGGGAGTCCTAATGTACCTGAGATTGGAACCGCCGCCCCAAGTCCTCGCCGATGCCCAGAAGGAAGTCCGCGAGGTCGAGCAGTATTTCAAAGCCCGCAAGCTCGGCATTGGTAAGGGGAAGCGGGACAAGCTCGACAAGTGGATCAACCGCATGGTTGAGGCGTGGGAGTCTGGCACTCCCGGGCTCCGAAAGGACCTGAAGGAACTCAACGACCTGCTAGAGGGCTTCGGGGAGAATGTTGACTTCCCGTTCGGATCGGGACAGTCCTCAAGCATCGACATCCGCTATGCCGCTGCCAAGGCCCGCACTCTCAGGGCCTCGTTCGTTCAGGCGGTCTTCGCCGACCCAGGTCTCTTGGTTGCTGAGACCCTGCCTGGCGCCCGCCGCGGGCCGCAGGACAACCTTGCCGAAGCCGCCGTCAACTGGACGGCCAGCAAGGAAACCAATGGTATCGAGACGCTGAAGGATACCCCGGTTCCTGCCTTCCGGGACG